AATTGTATATGAAAATTGGAATAGAGATATTCATGTCATTAAGCCATTTAAGATACCGGAACATTGGGAAAGATATAGAGTAATTGATTGGGGATTTACTAATCCATTTGTGTGTTTGTGGGGTGCTCTTGATGAAGATGGTAGATTATATATTTATAAAGAACACTATCGAGCGCAAACGCTTATTAAAGATCATGCGGCTATTATAAATGGGTTTAAGGAATACAAAACAGTACAGATATTTGATGAAGAAAAAAAGAAAGAGATTGAATATAATTGCACCATAGCTGACCATGATGCACAAGATAATGCGGAATTGGCGCAATATGATATTTATACAAAAAACGCCAATAAAGATGTTTCGGTTGGGATTCAGAAGGTCGCGGAAAGATTAGTTGTCCAGGGAGATGGCAAGCCGAGATTATTTGTATTTGATACATGTGTTAACACAATAAGAGAAGTCGGTAAATATAGATGGCAAGAAGTTAAAGACGGAAAGCCGGTAAAAGAAGAGCCATTAAAAATTGATGATCACTGTTGTGATGGGCTTAGATATCTTTGTATGGAGATTGATTTTGGATTAACCGGAGGTGTTTCAGAAATATCTGCCTCTAGTTTGGGATTATGATGCAGGATTAAGAAGTGGTTTCTTGTCAGCCCCATAAGCTGATTTACGTGAGTTCGATTCTCACTCCTGCGATAAAAAACCCGTCATTAGCCAACAGCAAAATGACGGGTGAATATTTTCGCCAATATCAGGACAGATGTTCTGCCGATATTGTAACTATAATATAATAAACTATGAATAAAAAGGCAATAGGAAAAATAAAACAATTAAAAAAATATTATACGCCAGAAAAAGGCTTAGAATATGTTGAATATTTGATTAGGCAGAAGGAGGAAAAGCGTGCTGTCAAGAGCAGATAAAGAAGAAGCTTTAATAAATAAATATACTAGTAGACAAACAAAGGATTTGGCCGGATATATCAAGAAGGTCAGGGGGTTGGTAAATTCCCAGGTTAATGATGAATATGATTTAATTATTCTTGGTAAGGCTCCCAAGCCAAAGAAAACCAGATATGGAAAGAAAGAAAAGTTTTCTGTGTCCGATGTGTAATGGGGACGGGAAATTATTATATTATGGTCCTGTAGAAAATGAGGATTTGTATCTTGATAAAGATATAGAGCAATCTACATATGTGGATGGTTGTACACTATGCAAGGGGACCGGCGAGATTAACGAAAAAGTTTATAATGAATGGATTTTGAGTGAAAAGAATTGAACTGAAACCAGATGCAAATGGAAATCTCATAAGATTATCGGGAGAAGAATTAAAAGATATCATCGATGATTTTAAATTGCATTGGCGTATAGAATATCACTATGGTGAAGATTATTACCGTGGTGAGAATGTATATATCGCAAGCAGGGTATTGGTTGAAAATAATTCTGATGCTCCCGATTGGCGCATAAAAGTATCGTATGGCCGCAAGATATGCAATACGGTAACCGGCTATATGTTTAAGCCGGGATGCATTACATATAAAACAGATATTGCCGGTGATGATGAGCAACTTAAATTAATTAATGAAATTAATAGGGAAGCGATACACAATAACCGGCAGGGTGGATATTTAAGCGCGAATGGGAAATGCTATGAACTCCATTACGTAGATGATGATAATAATCCGCGATTTACGATGATCAAAGCGGCCGATGGTATTGCTCTTTATGATTATACATTCGATAATAATATTGTCATATTTATAAGATTATATAATAAGGGCGATGTTGAATATTATGATGTTTATTATGATGATATTGTTGAAACATGGCGAGAAGTTGAGAGTAGCGATAAATTAGAAAAAGTATCGGAAAACCCAAATGTATATCAAACTGTTCCGGTTGTTGAATATTATAACAACGATGATTATATAAGCGATTTGAGTCCAATTATTAAGTTGATCGATGCTTATGATGTATTGGCTTCTGATTCGATGAATGAATTTGATAGATTCGCTTGGGCTTATTTATTGCTTGTTGGGTTTCAGCTCAAGGAAAGAGATTTAAAGGAAATCAAGCGGAAGCGTGTATTTGAAAAATTGCCGGATAAATCGGCGGTTGATTTTCTTACAAAAGATATCCCAACGGAGTTTATTCAATTTATGGCAAATTGGATTAAACAGGAAATACACAAACAAAGTTTTATTCCCGATATCGATGAACTTAAATTCAGTGGTGCCGTATCTGGTGTGGCGATTGATAAGTTTATTTATTTGATGGAATATGTGGCAGTCGATAAGGAATCTTTTTATCATCTTGGATTAAAGAAGCGGTTGAAGATGATTGATAGGATTGTACCGTTTAAGGATTTGAATAAAATTGAAATCCAATTTACACGGAACTTACCAAATAACGAAACTGAAAAAGTCGATAATTATGTAAAACTTGATGGACGTGGGATATCGAGGGAAACCTTAATAAAACATTATTTGACATGGGTTAAGGACCCACAGGCCGAATTGGAAAAGGCAGTAGAAGAACAGGATTTGTTTAGTACATTTAATATTGAGGAAAATATGAATGCCGGACAGGAACCCGACAGTCAACAGCAATATACAAAATAAAAAGCTCCTTGACAATATAGATTTTATTAATAAAAGATTACAACAAGATTATGTTGATGCGTTAAAATCAATTCGCGCCGAGATAAATAAAATATATGAGAAATACGCAAGCGGCGGTTTGTTGAGTTACAATGATATGGTTAAATATAGCCGCATGGCAAAGCTTGAAAAACAACTTGTTGGTATAGTAAATGATCTTAATAAAAAACTGGTTGGTGTAATTGATAAATCGAGAATCTTGCAGTACCAACAGGGATATTATCGATATGCTTATGTGATTGATCAGGCGGCTGGATTTGAATTAAAATGGCCGATATTAAGAGATGAAGCTATTACAAAGGCAGTTGAATATCCATTATATGGCGAAGCGTTACAAGATATCACGCGATTGAATATAAGACGTGTTCAGAAAACAATTGTACAAGGTATGATCCAGGGGCACGGGATACAACAGATATCCAGAAATTTGGTAAAAGTAATCGGTAGTAATTACAAAAATGCGGAAAGAATAGTGAGGACCGAATTGGGGCGCGTAACAGAATTGGGGAAACAGGTTGAGTTCAAACGTGCTCGCAATATGGGCATCTCGCAAAAAAAGATTTTAGTGTCGGTGCTTGATAGAAGGACCAGGCCGCAAAGCGCGCAGATGGATGGGCAGGAATCAGATAGCCGGGGAATGTTTAAATATCCAGATGGTAAATGGTATATCCCGCACAATACGGGACATCCTGAATGGGATATTAATGATAGGGAAACAACTATTCTAAAAGTAGATGGATATGATTTTCCGATTAGGCGAACAAAAGAAGATGGTATTATCCCCTATAAATCATTTGAAGAGTGGGCCGGAGATAAAAAATTGATAAGAAATGTTTATGGGCAAAAATTATTTCCTAAGAAATAAATAGGAGTTGTTATGTTTAAAACAATATTTGAGTTTTTAAAAAGCTTATGGGTTAAGTTTAAAAACTTTAATTTAGATATGCTTAAATTAATCAAGGAAGGATTGGATGAAGCATTTAAATAATACATAATTAGACTAGAAATTAAGCCAGCTATTAAGCTGGTTTTTTTATATACAAATACAAACATTGAGGCTTGTACTCGATGGGTGGAGGAAAGAATTGATTACATTTAGAAATGAATTATGGGATGATCTGGTAAGATTTATTGGGAAATTCGCGGATGTGGAAAAGTTTAAAGAATTAAATGAAGGGAAATTTAAAAAACGATTACAGGATATCTATAATCGTGCGGTATCGAGAATGAGAATAGACAAAACTGATATCACACTTATTGCTGATACATTTAAATATCTTAATGAAAAAGATATCCCCTCTGATTTAGTAGATCAGATGAATGAATGTGAGGTGCTTGGTCTTTCGTGTACGAGCACAAAAAATGGAGAGCGGATAATTAAGGAATGTGCCGAGAGTCTTGAGCGGAAAGCGAAAGAGAAGAAATTACAAGAAGAAATGGGAGAGGCTGAACGAATATTAAAAGAAAGAGAAATGGAACATGAGAATTATGTAAGCCAGCAAACTGAAACAGAAAAGAAATTAGAGGAGGCCAAGGCCAAACTCGAAAAAATCAGAATTGAAATGAAAAAAGTTAATGAACTTAAATCATATGAACAGTCTGGGCAAACACAGATTGGGCAGGAGGAAATTAATGATAAAAAGTAATGATGAGTGGAAAAGAATCCATCTGCAATGGTTTGCGGACGAACCGGAACCGGATGATGGGAAAGATAAAGATAAGGATACTCCACCGGCTGATGACGGCGAAGGATCAGTAAATCTTGATTTGAATACTATTCAAAAATATCTTGATGATAAAAAAGAGGACAGAGAAAAATTATTTAATAAATATTTTCAACCTGATCTTGATAGAAAAGTAACGCAAGCAATTGAAACATTTAAAAGTAATCATCTTGAAGTGGAAATTGAAAAAGCCAAGGCGGAAGTTCGTAAAGAATACGACAAGGATGATGATCCGATGGTGAAAAGAATACAGGCTTTGGAAAAAGAAAAACTACAGGAAAAGCAGGAACGGCAACGGCTTGAGATTGAAAATCTTATATCTAATCATGCCAATTCACTCGGTTTGAAATTAGGTGACAGGATTAAAGCAATCGCTAAAATGGGAGACGAGCAGGCCGGAAGGGCTTTTCTTGAATGGCTAAAGGAATATGGGGAATCTGAATTTAATAAAGGTAAAACTCAATTTATTAAAGAAAATAAACACACACCGTTGGCCGGAGATGATGGTGAACGTATTTGGACGGAAGCGGAATTAAAAAATCTTACTCCTGATGAATATCGCAAACATGAAAAATCAATACTTGCATCTCTCGAAAGGCAGGGGAAGAAATAATTAGGAGGAAAGAATGGCAGCTTTAGAGGGCTTTATTCCCACTATATGGTCGGGAAGGGTCTTAATGCAATTAGAGAAAGCGCATGTATTCGGGGCTGTCTGTAATCGTGATTGGGAAGGTGAAATAAGCGAGTCTGGTGATACCGTTAGAATTAACATGATGGGTGACATCAATGTATCAGATTATACGCCGGATTCGACGACAGTTACCGTTCAGAAAATAGATGATGCGGCTAAGTTTTTGAAAGTTGATCAGAAAAAATATTTTGCGTTTTCTATTGATGATGTAATCGCGGCACAGACAAAACCAAAGATAATGACGGCAGCCATGGATAAGGCGGCTTATAAATTGCGTGATTCTAGTGATACTTATGTGGCCAGTTTATACGGACAGGCCGGGATTGTTTATGGTCTCGGTACCAGCGCTACACCAATTGATATTACTTCCGTTAATGTTGTTGATTATATTGGAATGGTAGGCCAGAAAATGGATGAGGCTAATATACCCCCGGAGAATCGGTGGGGAGTAATGGCACCGTGGATGTTCCACAAACTCACCCTGGCCGATATTACTTTAAATACTGATAACAGCGGAATTATATCGAGTGGATTCCAGGGGAGCTTTTTAGGATTTACTTTATACAAATCCAATAATACTTCTGTCGGGACTGCGCTAACCGGTGCTGATACTCGTAATATGTTTGGGTATCGTGAATCTATAACTATGGCGGAGCAGATTCTTAAAATGAAAGCTTATGAGCCGGAAGGAAACTTTAGTCAAGCCGTAAAGGGTCTTTATGTTTACGGTGTTAAGGTTGTTCGCCCGGAGGCGTTGGCTTGTTTGAGAACTGACTATACCGTTGAACCGTAAGGAGGTAAAAAGATGGCAAGAGATTTATTTGCAGCTAAAACCTGTACTGATATGTCTACCAGTATTTTAACTCTTTCTACCGACCTGATGAAATTAATTTCAACGGCGAATGGAAGTTATATTAAAACTACTGGATTGGATGCAACAAGATTATTATTTGTTGTATATCAGCGGACTTCAAAACAGAAAGCAGATGATGGTACTATTTATGTGCGCTCTGGTTCTACCGCTGGAAAGTATGATTATGAACCTGGTAATTATTCCACCTTGCGTGGTTTAAATATCACCGTTGCTAAGAGTACTATTGCCAGCAATCCACAGAGGCATTTTTTCACCATTAAGGAAACCGCGAGGTTCCTTGATAGTAATAATTATATTAATTTTGATTATTCTACTGAAATGGGAAAAAATGGTAATACAACTGAGGAACGAATGATTGGCGCAATTTATTTACCAAGGTAATAATGGGGGCTTTATGCCCCCTAATTTTAAATAAGGAGATTTAAAATTGGAGAAACAAACTAACAAAGTAGAAAACATGGTTTGTACAACACTAGATTTGGGAACTACATTTAAGGCGAAAAACATAAGCGAGAGCAATAAAAAAGAAACCGTAAAAAATATTAATGAATTTGGCAAAATATGGAAACCGGATAATACAAAACAATATGAAAGAAAAAATAAAAAAGTTATTCTTTTAGGAACTGCTAATACCTTAAAGATAACGCCCTGGGATCAAAAGGATGTTGATTATTGGGCATGTGCTCCGGTGATGACTTATAAAGAATCATTTGGACACAGAATTGATTTATTATTTGAAATGCATTTTATGGAATATTGGGTTCAGATAATAGATAGATTAAACGAATATACTGTCAAGAATCCTGAAACATATATTTATATGCAGGAATCGGTACCGCAAGTAAAAAATAGTTTAAAGTATCCATTGAAAAAATTACAAAACGATATTAGTAATCAGAAGTTGAAAACTTATTTTACAAGTACGATTGCTTTTATGATCGCACTTGCCGGGTGGATGGGCTATGAGGATATTGAGTTGTATGGAATACATATGGCCGCCGATGAAGAAGAATACAGCATGCAGCGTTCTTGTTGTGAATCATGGCTTAATTATTGGCATGGTAAAACCGGAATAAACTATTGGTTACCGGATGAATCAAGCGTGATGTCGAGTTCCTATATTTACGGCTATGAGCAAGAAAAGGGATTATTGCTATTGGCTATGAATCACAAACGCGGATTACAAAATGGTGTTACGGAATTAACAAAGCGATTTGAAGCTTTGAAAGAAGAGTTATACATGCAAAAGGGAGCGGTTGCCGGAATTGAACAGTATATAAGGACAATAAAAAAATAGGAGATAATTATGGCCGAAACACAGGGCTTGAGAAATAAATTTGAAGATGTAACCGATTATTTAAAGAAATTTACAAGAAATGTTCATTCTGTTTTTTCCGATCAAGGCGCAAGAACAACAGTTAGTTCTACAAGACACGATACTGCTGGGCGCGGAATAAATAGTATTTATTTTATGACAAGCGGTGCTTTGACAAGTTTAACCGATACAAAAAATTGGATTGCATTATCAACACTGATTGATAGTGGGACAACCATGCAGCATAATACATTATTTGTTGTTACCGATTGCAGTAAGGTTAAGTGTTCGAGTCATGGTGCGCAGGTAATTTATTTAAATAGTTAGGAGATATGAATGGGCGGAAAACCATCTAAGGGAACACCAAAAGATAAGAGATTAAAAAAGAATAAGAAAAAATAATGGAAATAATAACCAGACATTATTGTGCTGAGTGCGGAAAAGAAATTCAGAATACGTGGGAACGCAGAAAGCTTTATGAGCATTATAAAATCCGTGAAGATTTGTGTGCTAGATGTTTGAATATGCAAAGTTGGGAAAAAAAATGAGCTTAATCAGGTGTAAGAAAAATGGTAAGTGGGGTTGGAAGTGGGGAGCTCATGGATTTTGTTATACCTGTAGAGGTGCGCTTGAGTTGGCAAAAAGAGATGGTAGATTGGCAGAGAAAGAAATGGCAATAAATAAGGAACAAGATAATGCCATTTAAATCCAAGAAACAAAAAATATGGATGGCAATAAATAAATCTAATTTATATAAAAAATGGAAAAAGAAATATGGTATTAAAATAAGGAAAAAGAAGTGATTATTACACGAGACGAAGTTAAAAGCTATCTCGGAATTCATGATAAATATGTAGAAAATGAAACAGTTACACTGGATAGTGTTGTTTATCAAAAATTAGATCATAAAAATAATGTATCAATTATTTATGTTGCTAAAGATAGTGATAACTCATCTGTCCATACAAGTTATTTCACAACCGCTGATTATTACACAACAATTGATTACGGCGGTAATTTTCTTATCCGCAAAATTGATACTAGCACGATTAGTGACACTGAAACAATTTATGTAAGATATATTTATAATGATTACGACACAAGAATAAATGATTTAATACCGATGATTCAGGCCGATATTGTGGAATATCTCAATAACTATTTCCCCGATTCAAATACAAGATACGAATCAGTTAATATCAGATTGCTTTCATCAGGACCTTATATTTACGATACCGCCGAAGGCAGATTTGAAATAGAGGGTTTTGCCGCCGGAATGGATATTGCCCTTGAGGGCACATATCGCAACCGGGGAATATACACTATTAGTACTATGACCAGCGCGGTTATGACTTTATCATCTAATGATACGATATTATCAGAGAGGTCAAGTGATGAATGTGGCGGCAACTCGTTAGTTATTACTCGTGTCAAATGGCCGATTGGATTAAAGAGAACAATCGCTAAAATAATTTGGTTAAATATAGATAAAGAAAAAGGAAATAATATAAAAAGTAAATCTTTAGGGCCGTCAGCTATTACCTATCAAGATTTGGAAAGTGGCGGATATCCACAAGATATTTATAGAGAATTAGAAAAATACAGAAATGCATTTGTGAGGTAATAAAATGGCAACAAAAAATCAAGCTCGAAGATTTAAAATGAAGGCAATGTATTTGTCAACATCTGGTAGCACGGCAAATCGCGATACCGAATGTAATGATTTGCAATATAATGATTATGCATGGCATGTGAGTAACGCCCATCTTGCGCTTAACTGGATTAAGCTAAGGTCTGACGCAATTCTTTAATGTATATTGATAACTTTGATTTAAATAAGACATGCTCGATTATCAGAAAAACAATGGTTAAAAATATGGGAACGGTTACCTATACTTGTTCAACAATTGTATCTGATGAGCCATGTGCTATTTGGATAGCATCGGCGAACGAGCAATTAATACACGACAGATTGCATAACCCGGCGCAATTTATTTGTGCTTTATCGCCGAGTACTTTATATGAGGCAACTGATAAACTTGTGTCAAATGGTACAACCTATAGAATGTCAAAACCAGATGATATATTAGGGCTTGGGGATATAATGACAATCGGATTGAGTATCGATGGTTAAAAGTAGTTGGAACGGAAGACAGATTAAACTAAAGAATAAAAAATTACAGGCCAGAAATGTTTTTGAATATGGTATTGTGATTCAGGGGAATGCGGTGCTTGCCTGTCCAAAAGATACCGGGAGATTGGCGGCATCGATTACGGTTAAAACAAGAGATAAATTTAATCCGTCACCGCATAAAGGTCCTACACAACCCGGTGACTTAATTGAAAAACCGAATGCTAATAATGAGGCATTGGTTGGGACAAATGTTGATTATGCCACATATCAGGAGTACGGAACTCGCAAAATGTCACCACAACCATATATGCGCCCGGCGGCTGATATTACACAGGGGAAAGCAATTCAATTGGCTGTTAGAAATGGTAGAATGGAATTCAAAGATTATTTTGATGAGTGGGCAAGAGTAATTAAAAAATGACGGTAACACAATATGTGGCGGAAAAACTTAACAATTCTACCGCAGTAACTGATTTTGTATCTGACAGAATTTATCACGGAGAAATACCGGAGGAAGAAGATACTTATCCTGTTATTAATTATATCAAGGTATCAAGTCCAAATCTTGAAACCGTATGGAGACGACCGCGCATACAGATAAGTTGCCGGGCATTACAAGCAGAACAATGCGAAAATCTTGCTAATGCTGTAAGAAAAGGTATGGATGATAAAATTGAAACTGTAGGAACATTTGATATGCAATACAGTTATTATGAAAATAATGAAATGATTTTGGAAGGCGACGGAGTATATCATATACCGGTTGATATATTTTTTGCTTACAAATCAACATAGGAGGAAAAAATGGCATATCCCAATACGGGTGCCGCGCAATCGAATACACATGTATATGGCTCCGCTAAAATAGAAATTTCCGAAGATGGCGGAAGCAATTGTACTAATTTTGGATTGGCGCGCGGTGTATCCGTAACAGAAAATATAGAGATGACCAGAATACAAGCCGATAATGGACCAGATTTAAGCGAATATGTTTCTGATCATACAATTACGCTTGGATTTAATGCGCTTGAAATGTATTTACCAACCTGGTATAAGGCCAGGGGTGGATTGAGCACACTAAGTGTAACAAGCGCAGATGCAACAACCGATACCGATGTATATACAACCGGTTCTCTCGATTCAACCGCCGGGTATATAATCTGGCTACAGAACCAGGGAGCATCCGATACACTTCCAGCTATAGACCATGTGGCATCGCAGGATACCGACGGTGTAGAAACTACGCTTGACGATACTCGCGACTATGAAATTATAACCGATAGCGGGCAGAATTATAAAAGAGGAATTGTTCTTTTATCTGCGGCCCAAGGTGGTAAGTTTTCCGATACCGAAGGTCTGAGAATTAATTATGTATATGGTGCAATTAATACTAGAAAGCTTGCATCGGGCGGATTAAGCAATGTAAGCGGTAAATGGTATAAACTTACGCTTAAGGAACTTATAAGCGGAAGTTATAAATATCGTTATATATATATTTATAACGCTACCATTAATACGGGCCTTTCGCTTGCTTTTAAATCCTGTAACGAGGCAGACGGTGTACTTGAAACTCCATTTGAGATTATGGGGAAACTTGATTTAACACGTTCCGCTGGTGATCAGTTGTGGGCTATCCATGATGAAGTGGCAACGTCGTAAGGAGAAAAAATGAATAAAAGTCTTAACGAGTTATTAGAACAGGAAAAAACCGTATCGCTCGGTAAGAAAAGAATTGCAATTCCCAAAGTACCAGTATCACGGGCACTGGAAGTTGCGGGCAAGCAGGATTATGTCAATAACATGATCGAAAAAGAATTACAAATAAGATGTGCCAAAGATGAAAACTTTGCAAAAATGAAGCGGGAAAATCAAATCACCACGGCGCTTAACGAATATAAATTCGCAAAGGTATATTTTAATGCTTATATAGATTTGGTTCTTTTTGTAATTCGGCCCAAAACATTTATTGCCCGTTTTTTTAGTTGGATAAAGGGGAATTCTGTTTCACGCAAATGGATTTTGAATAATCTTGATGTGGAAGAATTAACTGATTTTTTACAAAAGGTTATTGGTAAAGTTCTTAACTTAAAAAAAAAATAGCGGTGGAAAAAGTGTAGGATTTGATTACGCCATAGCCGCCTGTTGTGCTATTTATGGTTGGACGAAAGAATATATTTTTAATAAGCTCACGCTTAAAGAATTTGATATATTTTTGCTTGAAGGCATGAAATATGATTTATGGCGGCGTGGATTTTTAAAAGAAAAAGAAACTTTTACAAAAGAAGATTGGGAAGATCTAAGAAAAGAATACTATACTGATACTGAAATTAAAGAACAAGAAAATTATTTAAAGAAAGCGAAATCAACTATAAAATAAATGGCTCTTTTAGGCAATCTTGTATATCGTATAACCGCAGATTCTCAAGGCTTTGAAAAAGGTATAGACAGCGCAAAAACCAAGTCTGAAAAATTCCACGGAATTCTTGGGAAAGCAACAAAAATATTGGCCGGTGTCGGCGGCGCGCTTGCTCTTGTCGGAGGTGCGGCCATTAAAAGCGCTTCCGAGTTTGAGCAATATACCGCGTCATTTGAAACGATGCTCGGCAATGCCGATAAAGCAAAAAAATTATTAGCAGAAATACAAAAGTTTTCCGCCGCCACTCCATTCCAATTATCAGATTTAACACAGGGTGCACAAACCCTACTTGCCTTTAATATCCAAGCAAAAGATTTAATGCCTACCTTAAAAATGCTTGGAGATGTATCACTTGGAAATAAAGAAAAGTTTAGTTCGCTTACTCTCGCATTTGCTCAAATGAGTTCAACCGGTAGATTAATGGGCCAGGATCTATTACAAATGATCAACGCCGGATTCAATCCCTTGGCCGTAATGGCAGAGAAATCCGGTAAATCAATTGGCGAACTGAAAAAACAAATGGAAAAGGGCGCTATCTCATCTGCCGACGTAACCGAAGCATTTAAAATAGCAACTTCAGAAGGTGGCAAATTTTTTAATGCTATGGAGAAACAGTCCCAAACATTCGCCGGAAGATTGTCAACATTAAAAGATAATGTAATGTTATTGGCAAAAGATTTGGGCGAAATGTTGCTTCCGATCGCCGGAGATTTGCTTGAAACATTAATGAAGCTTGTAAAAAGTATTACCGGCAATAAAGAATTGATGGAAATATTATCAAAGTCAATCAAGCAGGTTGGTGATGCGCTTATTAAAATATTACCGGTTATTATGGATTTAATTAATGCCGTGTTGCCATTAACAGAAGTTTTATTAGAATTTAATGCAGAATTATTAGATGAATTAATGCCGGTAATAAAAGAATTTGTTTCATTATTCTCAACAATAATGTCTGCTGTAATTCCGGTGATTAAAACATTTCTTGATTTTATCAAAGTTGCGCTTGAACCATTATTAATTATGTTGGGCGCGTATTTCGGCGCTATTTCCGATATTGTTAGTATATTCGTTCCGTTGGAAGAAAAAACAGCAAAACATATAAATCAATTACAAAAAGAAGTCAGTACTGTTAATTCGTTGGTTAATAAATATGATGATTTAAAAAATAAAACAATATTGAATGAAAAAGAAAAAGAAGAATTAAGGAAAACAGAAGAAGAACTTATTAAAGTATTGCCAAAATCAGCTATTGAATTTGATAATCAGGGGAGAATAGTTTCTCTCAATACAGATATTATTAAAAAGAATCAAGCTGAAAAAATAAAACTTGCCAGGAATGAACAATATGAGGTAACAAAGAATTTAAAGTTGCAAAGACGTGAGCTTGATAAAAATATAGCAAAAAGAAAATATAATATTGATGAATTAAAGAAAAATCGTGGAGAAACAAGAGCATTACACGAAAAAGAATTACAGCAGTGGGAAGAAGAAAGAGAGGCGATAAATCGAAGATATAATCAGGAAATAGATAAATTAAATGAACTTGATGATGAATTATATAATTTGCAAACCGGACGCAAAAATTATGTTGATGATTATCAAACTCAATCAGATACAATAAATGCAATAAATGATTCACAAAGTAAAAATTTTAGTGAAAATGGAAATAAAATAATAGAAGTCGTGAATAAAATACGTGAGGCACAACTATATTCCATTAAACATATTAAAGAAACAGATATAGCATCCATGGAGGCGCGGGCACAGGCGTATGAACAGTGGACATCATTAGTCACCAGTCAAATGGGCGATATGTTTTCCGCGCTTGGTGAACAGCTTGTTGTTGGTGGAGATTTATGGCTTGCTTTCGGGAAAGCCGGTGTAACAGCGGTTGCCGCAATTCTCGATGCACTCGGTAACGAAGCACTGGCGCAAGCGGCGGTGGAAACAGCAAAGGCGATAGCAGCATTGGCGGGAATATACACGGCAGCATTGGCTCCGGGGCATTTTGCGGCGGCGGCGGCATGGGGTACGGCAGGAGCTGCGGCCAAAATAGGTGCCGGTATTGTCAGGGCACTTGCTAGTCAAATCAAATTAGCAAGCGGTGGATTTGTACTGCCTAATCGCGGTGGTACTCCTGTAATTATGGCTGAGGGTGGAGTAGGTGAATTTGCCGTACCTGACAGGGCAAATATATGGGCGGCAATAGCGGACAGGATCAGCAAAAATATGAACAGGCCGAATAATATAACAAATAATAATTATAATGGAGTGCAAGGTGGTGTTCCTTTACTGGTTGATGGGGATCAATTAACCGCGCATATCCAGAAAAAAATAGATAATCGCGCAATACTTTCAAGCAGGCGGAAACCAATTTGAGAATTTGTTACGATAATTTGTGGGATGATCATACAATTGTGGCCGCATCGGAAAATAGTAATTATCCGGCAAGCAATACACAAGATCAACGATTACAGCGATATACAAAAACTACCGCAATTTTAGCACAAACCTGGGATATAGATTTGGGAGTGGCAACAGATATTAGTTGTGTGGCAATAGCGAACCATAATTTTACATCAGGCGCTACGATTGAATTAAGGGCAAGTGTTAATTCCGATTATTCGACTACTGATTATTCATATACAATTACCTATGATTCTGATATCATGCTTGATTTTTTTACAGTACAAAGTTACAGATATTGGCGTATTTATGTTAATGATGCGGCCAATGGGGACGGATTTCTAAAAATGGGGCGTGTATATCTTGGCGAATATTTGGATGTTGTTCCTTCATCTGATTTGCCGGTTGATTACAATCCGACGCGAACAGATCAAATAACTTTTTCACAGGGCGGACAGGTATATAGAAATAAGGGTTCGCGTAGTGATGAGTTCGGGTTTACCTGGACCGCAATGCCCGGGGCCATGAGAATAAGCATGGAAGCCTTCTTTGATGATATGGGATATGGGACACCTTTTTTCTTTTGTAATTATAACACGCATAGAACTATATTCGATGTTTATTACACATGTTTGACAGATTATAAAAGCAGATATTTAGGAGAAAATAAATTTTATGTTTCGATTGCAATTAAAGAAACGAATTAGTTCAATTAATATATATTGTACCAATTTAATACGGGAGGTTAATTCATGGGCGGCTATTTAATTTCCGAACCTGGTAACGGTGATAGTGATTGGTCGGATTTTGTAGATATATGTAGATACGGGAAAAAAGACGCAATATTTGTAAGTATGACCCATTGGGATGATACGCAAGAACCAGTTATTGAGGATGGATCATATGTCATGGTTAATCACGCGTTTTATAAATTGACATCAGACGGTGGGGCTACAACTATTGATTGTTGTACCGCGATTAGCGCCGGGAAACCTATTTATGTAAAAGCTATACCAAATGGAGATAGTGT